TCACCATATATCTAAGATGAGAAAGTATTTTTATTGGAATAAAGAAGAGGTTGTTAATTTAAAAACCAAATCTATCATAAAAGGTCGAACCAACTCTCCAAAGGGGAAAGACGGGCTACGCTCAGGGATAGTTATTTTTAACGAGATTCACCAGTACCAAGACTATGCAAATATAAATGTATTTACTACTGGCTTGGGAAAAAAGAAACATCCACGCCGAACTTATGCTACTACAAACGGAGATGTGAGAGATGGCCCCTTGGACGATAAAATAAAAGATTCTCTTGAAATATTAAAAGGCGATGTACCCGACAACGGTATGTTACCTTTTATTTGTAGGTTGGACGATAAAAAAGAAGTTGACGACCCTACATGCTGGGAGAAAGCAAATCCGTCATTAAGACATTTGCCAAATCTACTCGAAGAGGTTTCTAAAGAATATAAAGATTGGAAAGCTAATCCAAATCAGTTTACTGCATTCATGACGAAGAGGATGAATCTACCTGAGGGAAATAGAGACATACAAGTGACAGACTGGGACAATATTCTTGCCACAAATAAACCGATTCCAGATTTGACAGGTAGAACAGGTGTAATCGGGATTGACTATGCAATGATTACAGATTTCGCATCTGTAAACATTCATTTTAAGGAGGGCAATCTAAGATATGATATTTCTCATTCCTGGCTTTGTTTGAAATCCGCAGACATACCAAGATTGAAAATACCATACCGCGTATGGGCGGAAGAAGGATATATGACGCTGGTTGATGATGTCGAAATCAATCCGGATTTATTAGTAGAATGGATAGCGGAGCAGGCTATAAGATACAATCTTATAAAATTAGCGCTTGATAACTATCGCTATGCGCTATTAGCTAGTTCATTTAAAAAATATGGGTGGGATGCAAAGGAAACTAAAAATATTTATTTAGTAAGACCCTCCGACATCATGAAAGTTGCTACTGTGATTGATAGTTGTTTCACTAATCAATATTTTATTTGGGGGGATAATCCCTTACTCAGATGGGCAGCAAACAATACAAAAAAAGTTAAAGCGGGCAAAGTTGCAGGAACAGATACCGGGAATTATTACTATGCAAAAATTGAAGGCAAGACAAGAAAGACAGATCCTTTTTTAGCCTTAGTAGCAGCGATGACAATTGAGAGCGAATTAGGTGATGGTGAGACTGTAATAGCGGGCATGCCAGTTTTCACATATTAAAGGAGGTGAAAAAATAGAATGGGTTTATTGACATATATTAGGGATTTTTTAAGCGGTGGAGTATTAACTACAAAAGAGGTTCCTTCTGAGGAATTTTATAACATCGTAACTGAAATACACATTAGGGAGCTGGCATTTTATAGTTGCGTAAATATGATAGCCAACTCAATTAGCAAATGTGAGTTTAAAACATTTATTAAAGGAACGGAGACAAAAGGAAAAGAATATTACCTGTTCAACATCGAGCCAAACAAAAACCAGAACTCTTCAGCCTTTACACATAAACTAATAAGTCAGTTATATAGATTTAACGAATGTTTGGTTGTGGAGGAAAAAGGTCAATTATTGGTGGCAGATAGTTTTAAGCAAACAGAATTCGCACTAAGAGATAATCTTTTTCAAGGTGTTACTGTGGGCGACTTTACTTTTGTAAAAACTTTTAACATGTCAGAAGTGATGTATTTCAAATTATCTGAAAAAGATATGCGGCAAGTCACGAATGGCATTTATGAAGGGTACGGAAAGCTAATTGCTTACGGCATGAAAGCTTACCAAAAATCCCGGGGTAACCGAGGCATTCTAAATTACGCTACGATTGCTCAAGGAAATGAAGCTGCTAAAACGGCATTTGATGATCTAATGAACAACAGATTTAAAAAGTTCTTCACGGCTGAAAATGCGGTTCTACCGCTTCCAACAGGGTATGAGTATAGCGACATCGGTAGCAAGACTTATTCTAACGAAGGTACAAGAGATATTCGAGCAATGGCTGATGATATAAGTGACTTCACTGCCAAGGCTTTCGGTATTCCACCTGCTCTAGCGAAGGGTGACATAGCGGGAATTTAAGATGCTATGCAAAGTTTTCTTACATTTTGTATCGATCCGTTGACAGATATGGTATCTGAGGAAATAAATCGCAAGAGAAACGGTTACTCGGGATTCTCACAAGGGAACTATTTAAAAATTGATACCAAATCTATTTTACATGTGGATCTCCTGAGTGTGTCTACAGCTATTGATAAACTAATAGCTTCCGGAGCATTTAGTATTAATGATATCAGGAAGCTCGTGGGAGAAAATGAAATTGATGAAACTTATGGTAATACTCACTGGATTACAAAAAATTACAGTTCAGTTGAAGAAGTTTTAGCAGCTTTGAAAGGGGGTGAAAATATTTGAAAAGAATATGGGAATTTAAACAGGCAGCACAAGTAGATGCGTTAGATTTATACCTCTATGGTGATGTAGAAGATATTGCAATTGACTGGATTAACTATGATTATGTTCAATCTGAAAACTCGGCTAAGTTTTTTCGCGAAGAGCTAAGTAAAAACCCCGATGTAAAGCAAATCAATATCTATATTAATTCCTACGGAGGGTCCGTTTTCGAGGGAACAGCTATTTATAACCAACTAAAACGCCATGCAGCACAAAAAACCGTTTATATAGATGGGTTTGCTTGTAGTGTTGCATCAATTATAGCAATGGCAGGTGATAAAATTATCATGCCTAAAAACGCTATGATGATGATACACAATATGTGGAATATCGTGATGGGTAATTCAAAGGAATTAAGAAAAGCTGCTGATGATTTAGACACGATATCCGAGGGTAACAGACAAGCGTATTTGCAAAAAGCGGGCGACAAGCTCACAGAAACTAAGCTGATTGAAATGCTTGACGCTGAAACGTGGCTTACAGCAGAGCAGTGTATCGGGTATGGACTTGCTGATGAATACGCCGAAAAAGAAGCAGATCTTACCAAATCTAAAAAATTGCTGAAAAAGGTAAATTTATCGATTGCACAGCATATAGAATTTAATAAATCTTTAGCGGCTCAATTGAGGGAAACAATAGAACCAATTGAAAAAGCAAAAGAGGAAATAACTGAACCAGTTGAAAAGGCTGATCCAGTAGAAAAATCTATAGAAAAACCGAAAGAAAACAAATTCATCAAATTTATGAGTGCGCTTTAAGCGTGGAAAAGGAGAAAAGGAATATGAAAAACAAAGATATCTTACAGACCGAAAAAACCGCAATACTACAAAAAATAAACCAGGCAATTAAAGATGGTGATGAGGGAGCTTTTGCTCAGGCATTTACAGATTTTAGCCAAAACATTCAGGAATCTGTTATGGCAGAGGCGCAATTAATGGTACAGACCGCAGACACTACAGTATTAGCATCCAGAGGAGTTAGACAGTTAACCTCCGAGGAAAACAAATACTATCAGTCTGTTATTGAGGCAATGCGCTCAAATAGTCCTAAACAGGCACTTGCTGACCTTACGGTCGTACTTCCAATTACCACAATAGACGCAGTGTTTGATGATTTGATTGCAGCTCATCCGCTTTTGAATGTTATTAATTTCCAAAACACTAGCGGTTTGATTGAATTTATCGTAAACACGAACGGAAAACAGCTTGCCACATGGGGTGCTCTGACCGCTACAATTGTAACGCAGCTTACTAGTGGCTTTAAAAAGATTAATTTAACGCTGATGAAGTTATCTGCATTCTTGCCAGTTGCAAAGTCAATGCTTGATTTAGGTCCTGCATGGCTTGATAAATATGTTAGAGCAATTTTAGCAGAAGCAATTGCATTTGGACTTGAAGCGGCAATTATAAACGGTACCGGACTTAATATGCCAATTGGCATGAACAGACAGGTACAAGATGGTGTTGTCGTTACTGGAGGAGTGTATCCTCTAAAAGCCGAGGTAGTCGTTACAAAGCTTGATCCCGTTTCATACGGCACGTTGCTTGCTACTATGGCGATTGATTCCAAGGGTAACCCTAGAAACGTTAATAGCGTAATTATGATTGTTAACCCTGCCGATTATCTGACAAAGGTAATGCCTGCATCTACAGTTAAAGACATGAATGGTCAGTATATAAACAATGTCTTTGCATTCCCAACCACAGTTATACAGTCCACAGAAATGCCAGCAGGGAAAGCTATTATTGGACTTGCTGATCGTTACTTCATGGGTATCGGTACAGCCAAGAGCGGCAAGATTGAATATTCTGACGAGTACCATTTCCTTGAAGATGAGCGTGTTTACATCGTTAAATTATACGGATACGGGATGCCGCTAGATAATAATGCATTCAAGTATTGCAACATAAGCGGACTAGTGCCAACAATTCAAACAGTTTATACTACACCGCTAGTATAGGAGGCGTTTATGAAAGTTTTAGTTATACAAACTTTTAGAGACAAAAACACAGAGCTCCTTCATTCAAAAGGGGAAACAATTGAAATAACCAAAGAGCGATTTGAAGAAATCGCTCTTTCTGGTATTTTTGTTGAGGAGACAAAAGAAACGAAAAAGAAGGTGAAATAAATGTTACCAGCAGGATTATTAGAGGCGGTTAGAAATTACTTAGATATTACCTGGACAGATTCATCTGGAGACATTAAATTGACTGGCATCATCGAGCGAGGTATTAAATATATTGACAGATTAGCAGGGGCAGTAATGGATTATTCAACAGAGGACAAACCGCGTGAGTTGCTTTTTGATTATTGCCGTTATGTTCGCTCAAATGCCCTCGATGAATTCCAAACAAATTATTTGCATGAGCTTCTCTCACTGCAACAGCGTGAGGAGGTCAAAGCCTATGTTATTGCGCAAGCGGCAATCGTTCCCTGATGGGGTAGTTAGTGTTTATAAGGTTACTGATATCGCTCTACCAGGTGATCTCCCCATTGAGGGGTTAGTGCTTAAACAGACGCTCCGTTATAAAGAGAGAACAGTTGGCATGTCTAGGTTTTATCAGGCTATGCAAAACAATATCAAAGTTGATTTTGTTATTAGATGTCCAGAGGTTAGAGGATTATCTGAAAAAGCTACCGATATATTGGTGGCTATTTTGATTGATGGACAGCAATACAAGGTTATGCAGATCCAGTATCCAGAAGATGTTGAGCCCCCCGTTATGGACCTTTCGCTTGAAAGGCTAGGTGAAAATTATGCAATTAGTTGATATTAAAAATGCTCTACTAACAGTGACGTCCTCAGTCCGTAAATTTGACGGCGCAGGTATGGTTTGTCCATATATTGTGTGGTCAGAGGACGGACAGCAGGGTGAGGTGTGGGCAAATGGTAGAATGCAGGCACAAGCCATAACGGGAACTATCGATTATTTTACTCTGCTTGATTTAGATCTGAATTGCAATAAAATACAGAACTCTTTAAATGATGCGGGGATAGCATTTAGACTGGAATCAGTGCAATATGAGCCAACTACCAAAAAAATACATCACGAATGGGTGTGGTCTATTTGGCTAGGATAATGTTTATGATGGGAGACGAATTTGCGTTAGCCATTTCAAGATTGTCAACACAATCCGACGAAATCGCAAAAAAAGCCATCTTTGAGGGTGCCAATATTATAGCAGACAAAATAAAAAGTAATCTCGAAGGGATTTTATCATCAGAGGCAACCGGGGAACTGGTAGCCTCTTTTGGTGTTACTCCTATCGAAAGAGATAAAAACGGAGACTTTAATACAAAAATAGGTTTTGACGGTTATGGTAATGACGGAGTAGCGAATCAGTTAAAAGCAAGGGTTTTGGAGAGTGGTTCTTCCAAACAACCGAAAAGGCCATTTGTCCGACCAGCCGTAAACGCAACCAAAAAACAGGTAATTGAAAAAATGAGACAGGTAGTAGATATGGAGATTAAAAAATTAAATTTATAGGAGGTAAGTAATATGCCAACAGTACACAGCACAGCAATTGGAGTTGAAAACTTAGTATTTGCAACTCTCACCGATGATACGTTAATGACATATGGAACGGTAACAAAAATATCACCATTAATAAACGTCAAGGTGACGCCGAAAATTACAAGCACATCATTGTATGCCGACAATATGGCAGTTGAAAATGTTGCATCTTTGGGTGATGTTGATGTGGAATTTGAGACACAGGATTTACCCTTAGAAGTACAGGCTGCATTGCTTGGGCATACCTTAAACGCCATAAGTGGAGTAATGACATACAAAGTAAATGACCTTGCTCCGTATGTTGCATTAGGATTTAAAATTAAAAAAGGCAATAACAAATACAGGTACGTATGGCTTTTGAAAGGC